TTTGTTTTGAAATCGTCTCACGCCCCATTTTTGGCCTAAAATACCGTGATGGTATAATTGGTTGATTGGAGTTGTTGTATCGATTATAAAAGGTTGCTCGTATATATTTTTCTCACCCGATCGCCTTTTTAAATCCATTATTACATCTTCGACTTCCCGCTCACTTCGGAGGCGCTCCAGCATACGACGAAGCTCAGAAAAAGATAGTTCCGAAATACTTTTAGTTTTGTCAGGTTCTAAGTTAAATCGAGTATCCGTTGGTTCGTCATAATAATAATGTTTTATAACTTTATTGGCCATCCGTTTCTCCTTTCTATTCAAATTCGTCTTTATTTAATTTATATGCAACGTAAGCATTAAGTAAAGCTGAGACAGCATCTATCTTTTCATCTCTATGCTTCTTTAGAAGTTTACGATTACCATTGGTATCTTCCTCTGTTATGGCGTTGCCCATTGTAAAGCTGAATAGTTCCTGGTCGAATATCAATAGACGTTCTTCCGAAAGCTTCTTGAGTTCTCCAAGCGGAACTGATTCAGTTTTAGAACCTTGTATAACTTTCTCTATCGCATATGGACCATTTTCTTTTTCCCATCTAGCTATAAACTCTTGGGCGTTATAAGGGTCAAAACCAACACTTCTAACGTCGTATTGCATCGCGTCGATGTATTCTTCAAGGTCATCATATACGTCCATCATATCAAGCACCGTACCATCAAGAATCATTAATGATCCTTCATTGATGAACTCGTCATACTTAACACGAAGTGCACCAGGAAGTCTAGATAGAGTTAAACTAGTAATATAGCAGCGAGTCTTGATTCCGAATCCATCTCGTCCGAGTGGGAATAAAAATGTGAAGGCACAGAAGTCATCCCCTTGGGATAAGTCGACGCCCATCGAACAAACACATTTCCAAAAGGATCTTCGTCTATGTGGTAGAGTTTCTTCGTATGTAAAGAAATATGTATACCCTGCCATTGGTATTCCGAAACGCTTTGCAAGAATATCATTCCGAGTTGATGGGGCTTTTTCGGCACGCTCAACATCCCTCTGATATGTCTCATATGAAACTGTCTTACCGATATTTGGTTGGGCTTTTTGCCACATGTTTGGATTTGCTACTTCCTCAATATCGTCTAATCTATAGTACCAAATGGACACATGATCGGCTATGTAATCACCTCGAAGTATGTCCATCAATTCCATTTTGATTGTATCGCCAGCACTATTACGAACAGTACCTTCTGAGCTCGTCGCAACAATTAACCAGTCGTCAAGTTTAGACGCACCTTGTTCAACAGCCCCAACAACATCCTCACGAATATTACCGGATAACCATTCGTCGATGGTTGTAACCTTAGGCCGTAACCCTTGGAGTTTATCGATAGTCATTGCACGAACTTCTAAAAGTGAACCAGTAAGAAAGTTTTCAATTCCTTTTTTGGTGGCCGCTAGTTTTGTACGATTGGCTTTAGCACCTGTAGTGTTGAAAATAGATCCTTCAGTTAGAAACTTAAACAATGGTCCGCGACTTCTTGTAATGGCTGTTCTAATTGGCGACATTACTTCGTCAGCTTGTTTCATTGTTGGTGCGGTCGTTACCTGATGTGTGGTTGTCGTATCAACATTTAAAAAATAATTTTGTATACAACTTGCATACATTGACTTAGCTGCACCACGTGCAACGATTAAAAACTGCTTATTTATTAACCTTTTCTTAACCCAGCGATCCTCATAACCACCGGGATCTCGACCATTTCCCGGTATAAAGATTGATCTCTTTTCGAAATAGTACCAACCAAAAATATCTTCAGCCCAAAGTTTGAAAGTGTCTAAAAGGTGGAGATCGGATCCATCGGTGAGTGTCAGCTCATTTTCACAAAATAAGATAAAACCCTCTACGGCATCTTCATCGTAATAGTATGCGGGGTTACGAATACGATCGTCAATTCTATTCATCTGGAGAGAAATTTCATTGTTGACAAGTATTTCGCCTCTCAACACGGCTTCACGAAATTGACCATAATACCGAGGAGTGGCCGTGTTAGATAACTTCAATTAATTACACCTCTCTCTATTTAATTGTCGATAATGGAACTTCTTAATTGTCGATAATGGAACTTCCTGTCCGGGACCTAAGAAATCAAGACTCCCAAATGACACTGGAGCCAATACTGATTTTTTCGGGTCGTACTTGTATATTAAAATACACAAGTCATTTCCGTCGTTTTCTAAATCGCTAAAAATAAATCCAAACGCTACATCGAACTCTAAAATCTGTTTAAGGTAATTGGCATTTGTTAGCTTAGTAGCTTCAACGTAGGCCTCATGTACATTTATCGCATTCATAAATAACAGCGCCTGCAGTAGTCTGCGGGTATAAAACATCCAAGCTGTCCGGTGGATGCATCTTAATCTTTCTATTTGCCATTGTAATCCCTCCTAAATATATTCCTCAAACCACAGTCCCACCAACGGTTGTTGCGTACCGATAGTGTCGCCCACTTCGACAAGTTTATTTGTTTGGACAGTAATACGCCACTCATACTCAGAAATCTGTTTCTCAATCGAGTCGACAAGAAAGGAATTTTGTGGAGGATCGAACATTAGTCGAACTTTTAAATAAACAAACGATTTAATTATTTCAAGATCATTTCGTCCCTGTGTAAATTCTTCCCAAACATTATTCTTATCCGTGATGGAGTAAAATTCTGGTCCAACGCCCAACTGATTAAGAATCATAAGAGCGCCATTAATATGCATAATTAATTCCTTGTCGAAATTGGTATCATTTACGTCAATGCCAAGTAGTTGTTTTATAGAATCTAAAATGCTCACCATAATAGGGTGTCCCCCCTTCTTCGTTCTCGTGGTAACTTTAGTAAATTATTATCGTTACCAAATGTAATAGCCTGATGCGTGTTAAAGGATGTAGATATTAAGAATTCTGGATCTAGTAAGGAATGATAATTATTTTCAAAGTCGTCTATAGTTATTGGATTCATATGATGAACATAGATTCGATCTAAAATATCTCGCCCAGGAATTCCTAGGTCACAACCATTATCTCTAAGGATTACTTGGTTTCTAACTTGTTTCCATTCATATGACCTATAGAAGTTCTGATTCAAATATCTGTCTCTTCCAAATGTCTGATGACCAACTCGTCCACCTAAGATTAAATAGTTGAATCGTTCTTCAAAAGTAGGTAGGGTAATTAATTCGGAATATGTTTTAATCATCATACCTATTATCCTCGACATTATCTGCACCAGAATATGCACGCATCGCTTTTAGTGCGTCGGAGTAAAGTTCTTCAACTCTCTTTTGTGATTTAAGTGCTTCCGTCTTCGCTGCAATTAATTGTTTTTGTAACTCGAGAATTTGTTTTTCTGTTTTAGCAGTTGGCGAACCAGCTTTCATCAAATATACAAGTTCTTGTGCACTTACCGTTCCATTCCTGATTCTTTGTTCTGTGGCATCCATGGCAAGGGCCACTAATTGTTGTTCTCTTCCTTCTGGAGTTGTAGCTGGTGGAGTTCTTGTCAACTTTTTAACAGAAGTTGTATACTTTTTAGCCATAATGACCCCCTTTAAATATACTTTGGTAATAGTTTGACCGGGGTATTTTCGGGAATGTCTTCAGAATTTAACCCCCGGAGAAAATATAAGGACCCGCGCGATATAGGAGGGGGTGTTATATTTAGACCCCCTCCCCCGGTCCTTCCTCATTCTCATTCTCATAAACCTTCTTATATAATCCATTAATGTTTAGTTGAACGATCTCATCAATTGCATATTCGATTAGTCGATCGTTTTCTTCATTTGGTAAATCGTCTGAGGTTTTAGCTATTCTAGCGAGGTAGCTACAGGTGTAATATTTCTTATCCTCATCATAACGTAGCCAGTCATCCCATTGAGTGAATGGATTAAATGGATTATCTATCGTTGTTAACATAACAGCACTCATTATGAACCTCCTTTTAAAGCTTTGGATAGGGTTGATACGGAGACACCTAACATGTCTGAGATTTGTGCCAGAGTTCGCCCTTGTTCTCGGTAGATTCTAGCACGTGCGAGTTTACTATCTGATAAAACAATCTTCTCTCTTGGTGTTGCTAAGGCTTGTATAACATCTAAGTCTGTGTTATTCAAGATACTTGACAACACTGAATTACTAATTGCTCCAGCTTCGATAGCTTCCCATTCCTTCTCTGTAATTTTTACTCTTTTATCTTGTTTACTAGCTCCAATACGTTCTCTCATGTCATTGAGGACTTGACCCCTTAATTTCTTTATTTGAGATGCATCCATATCTGGGTTCGCTGCTATACTAGTCTCAACAATTTTATTCCCAATTAGGTGCACCTGACGTTCTAATGGCGCATTAGATAATGCAGTACGGAGTTTTGCATTGAGGGACTCAACTTCATCAGCGTATGCTATCTTAGCTGACTTTGAATAAGGTGTCATCTTTATATTGGCGCTCTCTTTACGGGCTAGGTCGCCCAGTTTCTTCATGGCGTTGGCGTAGTCGGCGTAGACTATTTCTATGTCGGCTGGATCTTTACTCATTAATGTACGGGCGTCAGGGGTTTCATACATCTTAGTGGTTACAATTTGGGTGGGTACGAATTTGCCATTCTTTCTATAATAGCCCTCTCCTGTTGGTGCAAATACTTTCTCTCCAGTTTCAACATCTACTGAGTATTTACTTTTACG